GCTGTTACCGCCTGAGCAGTTTGCGCTGCTGTCCAGCATCATCGTCTCATCTGCCGGTAACCAGTCGCTGCTGACCTACCTGCAGAACAACACCATCGCATTCCATCAGAACGGCACCCCGCTGAATATCCGTGCGGTGAAGTGGCTGAAAGGCGCTGGCGTTGGCGGTACTGACCGCATGATGGCATACACCAACGATAAGAAGTTTGTTCGCTTCCCGATGGTCCCATTGCAGAACATCCCGGTTCAGTATCGCGGCATCTACCAGCTGACCACCTACTACGGCAAGCTGGGCGCTGTTGAATCTCCGTACCCGGAAACCATCGCGTATATGGATGGCATCTAACCTATCCGCCCCGAAAGGGGCATTAAGGAGAATGTAATGGCTAAGAAGACCATTCGTGTGCACACCCCGTTCAAGTTCAACAGCGAAGACGGCACGGCACAGGAGTTCAGCGTTGGCGAGCACACGGTAGACGACAAGGTTGCCGATCACTGGTTTGTTGCTGCGCACTCTGAAGTCACCGGCAAAGTAAAAGCGCCGGCTGACACCAAGGAGTTTCAGGCGCAGATTGAAAGCCTGACCACGCGGCTGAAAGACAAAGATAAGTCCATTGGTGACCTGCAACAGTCGGTTACTGAGAAGGATGAAATCATTGCTGACCTGACCGAGCAACTGGCAGCAGTGCAGCAGCCTGTGACCAATCCGGCACCGGAAGGTAACGACGATGGCAAGAAATCGAAACCTGCCGACAGTAAGTGATTTCCGCCGCGACTTCCCGCAGTTCTCTGATGCCACCAAATACCCCGACGCAGCAATCCAGTTCCGGCTTAATCTCGCCGATATGCTCATTGATGGCTCTGCTATGGGGGACATGTTCCCCTATCTGGCAGAGCTGTTCGTTGCGCATTACATGGTGCTGAATGCAGCTGATACAGCATCCGGGGTACTAGGTGGTGCCGGAGGCGCTACGAGTGGCGTCGTGGCGTCTAAGTCAGTTGATAAGGTCAGCGTGAGTTATGACAACAGCTCAACACTGAACGCGGACGCTGGCTTCTGGAACTTCTCCCGCTACGGCGCGGAGTTCTGGCAGATACTGCAGCTCTTCGGGTATGGCGGGATTCAGCTATGAAATCAGGCCTGACAGTTCGCGCGGACAAAGCGCAAAGCATTCTGGATGCCCTTAAGGAACTCACAAACAAGGATGTTCTTGTGGGAATACCTGAAAGCAAGGACGAAAGGCAGGGTGAAGAAGGTGAATTTGGTAATGCCGGTATCGGCTATATCAATGAAAATGGATCACCAAAGCAAAACATCCCCGCCAGGCCTCACCTGAAACCCGGAGTTAGGTCAGTTGAGCAGGATTATCTGCCTCACCTGAAAGCTGCTGCTCAGAAGGCATTGGACGGAAATGCAGAGGGCGCGGTGACATCACTCGATCGTGCCGGGACTGTTGCCGCCAATGGCGTGAAGCGATACATCACTATCACCGGATTCATCGCTCTATCTGATGTCACGCTGGCTCAGCGGCGCAAGCGTGGGCGTACCGGCAACAAACCGCTCATCGACACGGGCGAGTATCGCCGCTCAATCACGCACATTGTGAGGGATAAAGATGCCGACTCTTGATGTTACTGACGTTCTGCTATCGCCTGAATTCCTCGATACAACGCTTACCGTGAAGTGCAATGCCCAGACTGTCGATGCAGATGGCTTTCCCAGCAACGCACCCACTGTGACGCCATTTGGAGGCGTGGTGACGGTGGATCGCTCACTGGAAGCCCGGCGCATGCAGGCCGGTCAGGTTATTAACGGTGCAATCCTGATTGTGACCGTTTTCCGCCTGACCAGCGGCAACACCGGTATCGATGCGGACATTGTCACCTATCGCGGGCGCGAATATCGCGTCACATTCGTTGACCCATACACAGCTTACGGTGCTGGCTTCGTCCAGGCTCACTGTGAGTTGTTGCCATTCGACGGAGGCGCCGGTGAGTAATGACAGTACGGCAGCCGGTTATCTGACACCTGTCAGTGCGCCGCAGGCTTACGATGAGGCGCTTGAGCGAGAGTTAAGTCAGTGGGCAAGAGCGTTATCCGGATTGCCACCAGGCATGGTCAGGCCGCGTTGGACAGCCACACAGGCTGCCATTCCTGCTGCTGACGTGAACTGGTGCGGCTTTGGCATCATCGGCTTTACGGCTGATAACGCCCCGGCGTTCGTCCGGCAGACTGATGATGGCAATCAGCTCTGGCGGCATGAAGTGATCGAAACTCTCGCATCCTTCTATGGCCCGCAAAGTCAGTTTATCGCCACCTTGTTTCGCGATGGTCTGACGGTTGAGCAGAACAACGAAACGCTGAAAGCAAACGAGCTCTCACTTGCTGATTACAGTGAACTGACAGCCTTCCCCGAACTCATCAATAACCAGTGGGTGCGCCGGTACGACATCACTGTGCGCCTGCGCCGAAAAGTTATCCGCGATTACGGCATCAAATCTCTGGTCGACGCGCCAGTATCATTCTTTGGAGATTAACCTATGGCACAGGGCTTACCTGTATCCAACGTTGTGAACGTTGACGTGATCATGTCCCCCACTGCGGCGACGGGTCGTAATTTCGGTTCGCTACTCATTCTCGGCACATCCACTGTTATTCCGGTATCAGAGCGTATCCGGCTTTATACCAGCTCAGAGGACATCGGCGTTGATTTCGGCGAAGACAGTCCGGAGTACGAATCTGCGTTGATTTACTTTTCACAGTCACCCCGGCCTGCTCAGGTCTACGTCGGTCGCTGGGCAAAAACGCTGGCAACCGGCGAGACAGGTAGCGCTGAAACTCTGGCGCAGGCAATCACTGCGGTACTGCAGTTTACCAACTGGTATGGCCTTGGCATTGCTGACGAAGACGAGTTGACGCCTGCAGAGATTACGGCGACTGCAGCAGCAATTCAGGCATCAAGCCTGAGCCGCGTGTTTGCTGTTACGTCATCTGATTCAGGCATCATCGACTCTGCGACCACTTCAGATGTCGCCTCTACTCTAAAAGCGGCCGGATACAGTCGCACCTTTGTGCAGTACTCAACGAAGAGTAAGTACGCGGCGCTGTCAGCGTTCGGGCGTGCCTTTACTGTCAATTTCACCGGCAACAACACCACGATTACCCTTAAGTTCAAAACTGAACCGGGCGTGACGTATGAAACCCTGACCAGCTCCCAGGCTGCCGCGGTAGATGCGAAGAACGCCAACGTCTACGTGTATTACGCGAACGACACGGCAATCCTGCAGCAGGGCGTGATGTCCAATGGTGATTTCTTCGATGAGCGCCACGGTCTGGACTGGTTGCAGAACTATGTGCAGACGAACCTGTTTAACGCGCTGTATACCTCGACCAGCAAAATCCCCCAGACCGAAGCAGGTATCACACGTCTCCTCACGAACGTTGAGATGTCGCTGGACCAGGCTGTTTCGAATGGTCTGGTCGCTCCGGGTGTGTGGAATGGCGGTGACATCGGGCAGATCGCATCAGGTGACACCCTGACCAAAGGCTATTACGTGTACGCACAGCCTCTGTCTTCACAGGCTCAGTCGGACCGCGAGAAGCGCCGTGCGCCGCTGATTCAGGCAGCTATCAAACTGGCCGGTGCAGTTCACTATGCCGATGTTCAGATCAACGTTGTTCGCTAAGGGGATATAGATGAGTACCTACAGCTTTATGGACATTACGGCGTCCATGACCGGACCGACCGGCTCAATCGACCTTGGCTATGGCTCTGCGAACTCCGAAGAGGGGATCACGGTAACGATGACCGAGGCTAAAAACACCATGACGATTGGTGCTGATGGCGAAACGATGCACAGCCTGCACGCTGGCAAGAGTGGCACTGTAACCATCAACCTTCAGAAAACCTCGCCGGTAAATAAGAAGCTTTCCCTGATGTATAACGCGCAAAGCCAGTCTTCTGCGCTGTGGGGTAACAACGTGTTCCTGCTGCGAAACAAAGCATCAGGCGACATCGTTACCATTCGCTCAGCAGCTTTCCAGCGCCAGCCTGACTGGAACAACCCAAAGGTTGCCGGAATGGTCGCATGGGTGTTTGACGGCGGCAAAATCGACGAAGTGCTCGGGGAGTTTTAATCGATGGAATTTGAAATCAAAGGCGTTAACTACCGCGCATCAAAGCTCAGCGTTTTCGACCAGCTGAAGGTATCCCGTAAATTGCTCCCGGTTCTGGCCGGGATGCTCGGTGACTTTCAGGGCATCAAGGCTGCCGCGCAGGGTGGCGATGTGAATAAAGCCATTGAAAGCGCGTTGCCGAAGATTGCGGACTCGCTGGCAGATATGAGTGAAGAAGATACGAATGCGATCATCTTCCCCTGCCTGTCCGTGGTCGCCCGGCAGAACGGCAAGGTATGGGCACCGGTAATGGTTCAGGGCGCGCTGATGTTCGATGACATCGACCTGATGAGCATGTTGCAGATCGTTGGTCGGGTGGTAGGCGACAGCCTGGGAAATTTTTTGCCCGCAGCCCCCGACAAAGAGATTGCGGACAACTCAGCGGCCTGACACTTGAATCCCTGCCTGATGGTGAAGACTTCCTGATGCGCCCGGTTGACGCCGGGTACATCAACTACACCGCGCTTAAAGACGGATCGGTAGACCTCGCAGACGTTGCCCGCATGAACGACTGGCTCGACCTGAAAGCAGACAACAACAACCGCATTGAGCGCTGGAGACAGGATAATGAACGCTGAGACTATCAAGGACTTTCTGGTAAGCCTCGGCTTTCAGGTTGATGATGCCGGAGCGCGAAAGTTTGAGTCTGTGGTGCTGGGTACAACTCTGCAGGTGATCAAGCTCGGCGTGGCAGTGGAAGCTACCGCCCTCTCAGTAGTGGCTTTCACAGCCAAAATTGCCAGCGGACTTGATAACCTCTACTGGATGTCTCAGCGAACAGGCGCAACAGTTGAGGGTATTCAACGCATAGGCTATGCAGTAAGCCAGATGGGAGGTTCGGTTGATGCTGCCCGCAACTCAATGGAGGGGCTGGCGCACTTCATGCGCAACAACCCAGGCTCTGAAGGCTTCCTGAATCGCCTTGGAGTACAAACCCGTGACGCCAGCGGAAATATGCGGGATATGGCGAGCATCTTCACCGGCGTGGGCCAGAAGCTCAGCAATATGCCGTACTACCGCGCTAATCAGTATGCTCAGATGCTCGGCATCGATGAAAACACATTGATGGCGATGCGTCGCGGACTGGGTCAATTCAATCAGCAATATACGCAGATGGCTAAGGCTATCGGCTTCAATGCAGACCAGGCCGCTATCAGCTCCAACAAGTTCATGACATCGCTGCGCGCCTTCGGGCAAATGGCGGGAATGGCACGCGATAAAATCGGCTCCAGCCTGGCAGAAGGTTTGTCGGGTTCTATCGACACATTGCGTAAGCAGATCGTTGATAACTTCCCAAAGATAGAGCAGACGATCACCAGTGGCGTGAAGGGCATTCTCTGGATGGCTGAGGTAATTGGCCGGGCAGTTTACCGCCTCATTCAGGCTGCCGGAGATATTCGTGAGTGGTGGAACACCCTCGATAAGAGCACTCAGCAGCTGATTGAAACGCTTGGCGCTCTTGTTCTTGCGTGGAAGCTGGTTAACAGCGCATTTCTTACCTCTCCGATTGGTCGGATCATCGCGCTAGGTCTCGCCATTCTCAGCCTGTATGACGACTACAAGACGTGGCAGGCTGGCGGAAAATCACTTATCGACTGGGAGAAATGGCAGCCAGGCATCGACTCCGCTAAAAAGGCACTGGACTGGTTCACTGATAAGCTGAATAAGCTCAACGATGGCACCCTGACATGGAAAGGCACGCTTCAGTCTCTTTCAGATTTCATGAAAGGGGACTGGTCGAAATCGATTAATGATGCGATCGCCTCTGTTAACCGTGCCTTTGGCGGATTCCTGACTCAGATTGGTCAGAAGTTCGCTAACAGCCCGTTCTGGAAAACGCTACAGCGCCTCCATATCGTCAATGAGAAAGACACTCAGGACATGCTGAACTTCTTCAGTGGCGAAGGTGGCAAGCCCGCGGGCCCGGCTGCAACTGACAAAATGCCCGGCGAAGATGACGGCCCCGAAGCAATCTACCCTGTCGACGGTCCAGCCTCGCAATATGCACAGTCACTGAAGCGCGGGGAGCGAAACAACAACCCCGGCAACCTGAACTATGCAGGTCAGGCAGGCGCAATGCTGGAGCGTAGTGGCGGGCGGTTCGCTAAGTTCCAGTCCGCTTATGATGGCCTGCG